CAGACATTCAATACGCCGTTCCAAAACACGGCCTAGAAAAAGAGGTTAACATGGTTAAAAAACTTAACGAAGGCAGTGGTAAAGAGATCACGGAAGCCTTCTTAAAACAAGACCCGGAAGGTTTCAAAGAGACAGAGCAGGCACAGTCTGAGATCGTAGTTGCTAAGTACATCCCAGAAATGCGTAGAGCCGTCTTTGTCAACCAAAGAGATCCCGGCGTGGCCTTGCATTTCCACTATGCCAGCAAAACCCATCCACTCAAACAATACACCCTTTTCCACGGCATGGAGCACGAACTCCCAGTAGAGGTTATAGAGCACCTCGAGTCCTGCGGAGAGGCCCAATATGGGTGGAGGAAGGACGTTCAAGGCCATCCAGAATGCTTTGTGAAGGGATATAAATACATTTTCCAGTTTAAAACTCCCAAAAGAGCTGCCTAAATGAGCTCGACTCTCTCCCCCACGTCTGCTGGTTGGACTCTGCAAAATATCATAGCGAAAATCCGCATGATAACAGGCAGTCCAAGCTCAGACCAGCTTACAGACGCTCAGATCACGGCGTATGCGAACAACTATTACGTATATGCTATGCCACTTGAGCTTAAGGAGCAGATAGAGAACCAATTCTTGAACTTTAAGACAACTCCCGGCACAGATGTCTACTCCTTCCCAGACGGCTACTTCACCGACAGTCCGGGTGCCTATGCTGATGGTTTCCCCCTAGTTTTCTACCAAGACCCAGACATCTTCTTTCAGGACTGGCCGCAACAATACGCCGTAGACAACATAGCCACAGGCGACGGTGTAACTACTGGCTTTTCTGGAGGCCTACAGAACCCACCTATTATCGTAGGCTCTCTTTTCATCGCAGCCGACGACGCAGACGGTTCTCAGCAGATCGTGTCAGATCAAGGTACGACTGTCACAGAGCAAATCGACGTAGGAACGGGCGTAGCGGCCTATAGTGGGACTTTGACTGTATTTCCTATAGAACAAGGCTCTCTATCCATCACAGACGGCGTGGAGACTTTTTCAGATAATGGGGGCGGCATTTTAACTGGAGATGCTGGAGGAACCGGAACAATCGTCTACTCAACTGGCGTTTGGAGTGTGACGTTCAATACAGCTGTCGCCACTGGAACCGGCATTGAAGCTACCTATGAAACTAACATCGATGAAGGAACCCTATCTGGAAACGGCGCAGGTACTATTAACTACCTAACCGGAGCCTATACAGTAGCCTTCCCAACACCTCCAGACGCATCAGCTAACATCTATGCCAAGTACCAGGGCTATCAAGGCAACAGGCCCCAAGGCATTCTATTCTTTGATAACCAGTTTACTTTGAGACCTGTTCCAGACCAGGCTTATCAGATTCTGATGCAGGGGTTCATCATCCCAACTCTTCTGGTAGATTCTAATGACACGCCTCTACAGGTAGAATGGGGAGCTTTGGTCGCTTATGGCGCGTCGCTAGAGATTTTTTCCGACCGAGGTGACTTAGAGAACTACGAGAGATATTACCCACTATTCAAGCGCTATGAAAATGTCGCTCTAGGAAGGACGATCCAACAATATACAGCCGAACAATCGGTGCCGAGGTTCTAATGACCTATAATCCAAGCATTCCTCAACCAACAGACAATATCAGCGTTTCTCAGGGCGATCTCCTTACAAACTTTACCGCCCTCAATACGATCTTTGGGACTGACCATACAGCCCTCAATGTGGCTCTCTACAGCGGCAATCATAAAAAAACGACTCTGGTTAGGCAGGCAGCCGATCCAGCCGCTGTCGCCGGCGCCCCCATTTTATATACCAAGCAGGTCACGTATAATGGTCCCATCTTTAGAGATGAGCTCTTTTTTCGCCTAGGGTCTGGAGATGGAGGAGCGGTCGTCCAGCTAACAGAAATGAACCAGGCCATTAATTCTACAGTGACGGGTAGTACATTCATGCCTGGAGGCTTTGTTGTTAAATGGGGGCAATTCTCGACGTCTGGTACATCACACGTCGCGTCTTTTGTCAGCGCCTTTAATACAAGCCCTCTTGTTGTAGTGGCAAGTCCGTTTGGCGCGGTGCCTTCATTCACCTGGGCAGTGAGCACATGGAATAGTACCTCTTTAACAATTGTGACAAGTGCGAGTGCGACGGCGGCGTTCACCTATATCGCCATAGGCATTTGATGTCCCATTATCAGCCCTTTCCTATCACAGAATTCAAAACGGGCCAATACAACTATCTCCAGCCATGGATTAGGCCTATTGATGCTTTTGAGCCCTTAGAGAACGCCTTTATTTATCGAGGCCAGCTCAGCAAAAGACCAGGCTATCGATTCTTTGGGAGGCCGCGCTATAAGAACAATCAAATCATAGCGACTGGTAATGGCGGGGCTGGGCCGTATTCTGGAACATTGAGCGATTTCCCAGTCCAGAGCGGCTCAACCTTTACAGTCACTGTTCTCACATCGGGCGGCCTTGAAATATTCACAGGCGTCGCCAACAGCACAGACGACTTCACTCCAGCAGGTGGATCTCTAGGCGACACCTTTAATGTTAACTATGTAACTGGAGTTTGGAAAATTACCTTTGGTGGCGGTAGAACCGTAGCCGCAAACACGCCTCTTGTCGCCGGCTATATCTTCATTCCTACAGCAGAGACGACGCCTGTCCTTAACCCCATCATGGGCCTAAAGGTTTGGATTAGCGGAAACGGAACTTCCTATAAGCTTTTGGCTTTAGATACGAGAAGGGCATCGGTCTACAACAATACAACCTTTGTTTTCGACCCTCTTTCTTCTGTGTCGCAAATATTGTGGGTTGGAGAAGCCGGTGTAACAACCAGAACTATCCTAACTGGATGGGCCAACATAGCTCCTTATTCTGTATCTATCACAGACGGCGTGAACACGATTACAGACATAGGCACAACGCCTACCAGTAACTTCCAATCTGGAGTGCCTGGAAATTTTGTAGTCGGCGCTGGCGGCACGACCATTACCTATTCTACTGGGTCTATCACACTTGTTGTAACGGCTGCAAACACAAGGACTTATACAGTCACATTCGAACTCCAAGGGAACTATTTCACAGGTACAACGGCCAACTTTTTCAACGCCACGAACTGGCATGACCCCATACAGGTAGTTGGAGGGTCTGGCTCTCTCTATCTCACAAACAATATCGACCGCATTACCCTGTTCGACGGCACTAAACTGTCCAGGCCACCATTCCCTATTACCAATGCGAATAACATTACATTTACGAACGACATCCTATTTTGCTTAGACATCGACGTCTATAAAAACAGTCTCATCGTTCAAAGGCCGTTTTTAGTCGGCGCAACTAACGTGAGCGGCCAAAGCTTTAGGTGGAGCGCTATCAATAATCCCACAAATCTAGTGGAAGACGTATCAGGAAATGGTGGCGAGGCCTCTGCTCCAACACAAGACTTCATAGCCTCCAGCGAATTTCTAAGAGACGTCTTAGTTGTCTTGTTTTATAACTCCACGTGGCTTTTCAGGTTCACAAACAACTCCTTCACTCCTTTTAGATGGGATAAGGTCAACAACACTAAATCTACAAACGCCCCTTATGGTACGCTGCCCTATGATGAAAGAGTCACAGCGATGGGCCAAAAGGGGCTCATTGCTTGCGACGGCGTGAACGTTCAAAGGTATGACCTCCCCATCATTGATCTCTTCGCTCAGATCAACCAGAAGTATTTCGCCCAGTGCTTTGGTATTCGGTTTGATACGACCAACCAATCTTGGATGACATTTGTTAACTCCAAGAATCCAGCACAAACCACTTCAGACCAGATTCTAGTTTATAATTTTTTAGAGAATAGCTGGGCAGTCTATTTACTCCCTATGTCCTGTTTTGGGACCTTCCAAAACCAAGAAAACATTACCTGGGCAAGCTTTGCGGTTGGGCAAGCCTACGAATCGACATGGGAAGATGCTGACATGACATGGGACTATTATAACTTTCTAACAATCGCGCCGCTCTTGTTGGGGGGTGGCTTTGATGGCATTGTCTACACGATGAACCAAGGCGTTCAGGACGATGACTACAATTCCCAGGACTCGGTCAGCAGCCTTGTAGACATCCCCTGTACGATCACATCTACTAGGTGGAATCCTTTTATCCAAACTGGTCAGAAGGTTCAATTTGGCTGGGTTGATTTTTACTACTCCGTCAATGAGGACTGCGATCTTACGGTTTCATTCTTCACAGACAATAGCGGTAACCCTATTGCGCCGTCACAGACGGTAACTTTATCTGCAGACGGCACAGATGGTACGGCGCAGTCTGGTTTTGCCATGAAAAGGGTCTACATCAACGCTATGGGAGAATTCATTCAAATGCAGATTGAGTCCTCTTCTGCCTCAGGCTTCCAAATCAATGGCTTTATCCTTTGGTGTAGAGCCGCTGGAAGGTTAACGCCATGACGACTGGAACCACGCCTACCCAACCCTTTTTACCTCCTAATTTGATCGTTCCAGAGAATGAAGACCTCTTCATGGCGTTCTTCTACAGGATGTACGAAGACATAGCCTTCGCCGTCAACAGCAAGGACTTCAACAACTACACAATGGCCATTTCCACGACGGCGACTAACATCTTGCTCGTGCCTACATTTGGGGCCTTCATTATCTGTGTCAGCGGCACTCGGACTACCTTTAGCGCCGCAGGTGTAGAAAGCGGCCTTCCAACCATTACAGCCAGCCTATGCAAGGCGGGCACTACTGCGGCTGGTTCGGTTGCTACACTAGGATCTCAAGTCGGAACAGGCGACTGGGCTGGCTTTGCTCTGACAATAACATCTACAGCCACCAACTTCCAAATAGCCCATAATAGGGCCAATGCTATTGGAAATTTCAGTATTAGACTAATAGGCACCCAACCTTGGGTAGGAGCTCTCAACAATGAATGAAGCCGACGTTGAAGAACTTGAGTTTGTGCGCCTCAGAGTGCCACGCTTAATCCCATCAGAGTTAGTTGAAGCGGTAAAGTTCAAGGCATTCACGCCAGAGCGATTCTATGCCTATCAGGAGCAGAATCTGTGGGACCCAAACAACTTCCTGATCGCCCTGATAGACAAAAGCAAAAAGATCAAAGGCTATCTTTGGGCCATTATTGATGAAGTCGACGGCGCGCTGTTCGTCAATACATTCTCAATCTGCAAAGAATATTGGGGGAAAGGGAAGGCTATGTCCAAGGCGATCGAAATAGCGAAGGATATTCGAGAAAAAACTCAGGCGCCAACTGTGTTTTGGTTCACGACCAATGACAGGTTTTTTGTAAAACATGGCTTCAAAAGATCCAAAACGGTGCTTATGGAGTATGTTTTTGAGGTTCAGAAGGAGTCTGATGAGCCGCAAGCCGTTCAGGCATAATATCTTTCATAATTAGAACAGTTTTAATCACAGCGATATCTTTTTCAATGGCGTTGAATTTGCCATTCATCCATACAGCAGCGCCTACAATAGTACTAATGATCAATATCATTGCGCCTATCACAGTGCTGATGGTTACGATTAAATCATTTGCGTGTTTTTCTTCTTTCATTTTTACCAGACTTCTTTCCAACTAAAAACCCCATGTAAAATCCCATAATAGCAAAATAAATGAGCAAAAAACTGTCCATACAATGCCCATTGGGTGACAAGGTTAGCATCTTTCGATCTTTGCGTCTAACACATCGTTCCTGGTACAATCAAATCAAAGTTTAACAGGAGCCTTATGTCTTTCCTTAAATCTATATTTGGACGTCCCAAGACTAAGCAGCAGTTCGCAAAAATGCCGACCATGTCTAAGGAACAGCTGTCTGTGCTTGGTCAAATCCTTAAGGCGTCTAGGGCCCCCATAGCAGAGGCGCAAAAAGGACTTTCTCGTTTTGATCCAGGAACTCGCGCCATAGAAAGAGATCTAGCTAGATTTGAACCAGGAGCTCGCGCCGCAGAAAGAGGGCTAGTTGCTTTCGAGCCAAGAGCCAGGGCGGCAGAAAGGGGTTTCGCTGCGTTCGCTCCAGCACAAAGTCCTGAAGCGGATAGAATGGCCCAAGAGGCCGCCGCAGGCTACCAGCAATTTTTGCCAGGCGGTGGAGGTGGTCAACCTATCGTTCAGGCTGCCTTAAATCGATTCCAGCAACAAACGCTGCCATCTATTATGCAAGCATATGGGTCTGGCGCAAAGACATCTAGCGCCCTCAATCAAGCCCTAGCCGCCGGCGCAGCCAACCTCAATACAGACTTAGCGGCCCAACTTGCTGGCATGCAGCTAACCGCCGCTAGTGGCTTGGGCGGCCTGTCTGGCCAACAATCTCGTCTAGGCCTTGATAGATCGGCCCAAGAAATAGCAGCTCTGCAAGGCTTAGCTGGAACCAGTCTTGGTCGATCTGAGCAAGAGCTAAGAGGGCTTCAAAGCCTAGCGGGAACTGGTCTTGGTCGATCTGAGCAAGAGCTAAGGGCTCTTCAAACAGCCGGAGGACTTGGAGCAGACAGAGCTCGTCTGCAATTGGGAGCGTCTGGAGAACTAGGACGCCTTGGACTAGGCCAACTAAGCGCAGGCCTTGGCGTATCTCCTTTTTCTTATGCGCAAAGATCTAATCCTTTATGGAAGGACCTCACATTAGGAGCCGTAGGGGCAGGCGGACAGGTTTTCGGCGGAGCTCTGGCCGGAGGATATTTCTAATGGCTAAACAAGACGGATTTGCTAAGCAGTTCAAGAAAGGCTATTACCCACAAGAGCCCATTTCTCCAGGAGGGCCCATACTGCGCGAAGCTAGCCCTCCAGAACAAAGGCGCCGCAAAGGCGTATCTTTAGGCAACCAGTCTGAAGCTAATCCAGGCATGGTTGGAAAGAATGATTTTTCCAGAAAGAGGAGGAAGTAATGACGCAGCTTCTCATTCCAGCTCCAACCTTTGGACAACAGCTTTCAGGAGTATTAGCTCAAGCTGGTACAGACATTGGCATGGGCTTCTTAGAAAGAGCCAAGAGACAAAAAACCCAAGGCTTCCTTCAAACTTTTTCTGATCCTAGTAGTAGCCCCCTTCAAAAGATCAACGCCTTTATGCAGCTGCCGGAAGAGATAAAGAAATCTACAGCACCTGTAGTGGCGGCTTATATCGGCCCACAAGCCCAATCTCAGTCTGAACTAGAGCAATTGCAAAGGTTTCAGCAGGGCTTTCCTGCTGTGGGACAGCAACAACAAGCCCAAGCAATGTCAGCTCAAGCTGCTGCGCCTCAAATGCAGCAGGCTGGCATAGATCCCCAACAACTCCAAGCAGAACAGCAACCACAGTTTAATCCAGGCGACATCACAACCTACAGCGAGCCTCAGTTAGCTCAAATGTCCGCTTTGTCTGGTTTGCCAGGCAGAATAGCTCAACAAGAACAAGCGCGACGCCAACAGGAAAGATCTAGAGAGGTAGAGGCCTTCAAGTCTACCAATGAGTATAGGGAAAAGATTCTCTCCGACTACGAGGCGTCAAAAAGCACCATAAATCGCTTGAATAGGCTAGAGACCTTAAACAAAGAAAATAAGCTCACAACGCCCCTCATGGCCAAGCTTTCTGAGCATTTGGGCATACCTCTGTCTGTTCTATCTAACCCAGCCTCAGAAGAATTTCAAAAGGTTTCTCAAGATTTGATGAGCAATATCACAAAATACTATGGGAACAGGATTCTCCAGGTCGAAGTGGAAAACTTCTTAAAAACGATCCCCACGCTCATGAACAGCAAAGAGGGTAAGGAAAGGGTCATTAAAAATATGAAGCTTCTTCTAGAGCCCTCTAAAATAGCCTACGACGCTTATAAGGAAGTGGGCAAAGAGAGTGGAAAAACCCCCATGGATCTACATGAAAAGGTTCTAGAAAAGATGGAGCCGAAATTAGAGAAGCTGGCTGAAGAATTCAAGAGAGGCTCTGGCTCTTTTGCTATTATGATAGATCCCAGCGGCATTGAGAGAAAGGTCCCCAGAGACAAGGTTGATGCTTTCTTGCAAGCTGGCGGAGTCATGAAATGACGGCGCAATTTGATTGGGACCAATTTGAAAGAGCGGTTCCAGCACAACAGCAATCTCAAGCAGCCCCACAAGTAGCTCAGCAGAGCGCCGCGGCGCCTCAAGAATTTGATTGGGAACAATTCGCCCCAGCCGAGCAGGCAGTCGCAGAAAAAGCGCCGTCTCAAGCCATTCGGCACGTTGCGAGAACTGGATCTAGAATAGCCGAAACAATTGCTGGCTTGCCTTCAGATATCATGAACCTTCCTATCAAAGCTGGAAGGGCTATAGCAGAGAAGATAACGGGCAAGAAGTCCGAAGAGTTTGACGACGCATATAAGTTTGCAAAGGCCGTTTTCCCAGGCGCAAACCTGCCCGGTTCCGAAGAGCTAAAGCAACAGGCTATAGGCCTGTCTAAGGGTTATCTAGCACCTCAATCTAAAGGTGAAGAGATCAGCGATGAGTTCGCTTCAGACTTTGCCTCTTTAGCAATCCCAGTTAAAGGGAAGGTCCCCTTTCTTAAATCCATAGGCAAGGCTCTAGGCGTTTCTGCTTTTGCCACAGGGGCAGCAGAAACAGCCGAAGCCCTTGGAGCAGAGGAAGGTGGTAAAGGCGCCACAAAAATGGGAGCAATGTTCCTTGGATCGGTCTTTAATCCTAAGGGCGCCTCTAAATACGTTTCAGACCTCTACTCCGAGGCAAAAAACTTATTGCCAGAAGGAGCTCGCGCTCCAGCAAAGAACCTGTCGAAAGAACTGAGTAGCCTAAGCAAGGAGTTGAGCAAGGGGGGGAGCGCCGCCTCTAAAACCAAGGCTATACAGAAAATTGGAGAGATTAACGGCAAAATATCCAAGGGCACCGTTCCGGTCGATGAGCTTACTGAATTCAAAAAAAGTATCAATGAAGCTCGATCTGGGCTGTATGAGGAGTTCAAGTCGGATAAGGCTGGCAGAAAAGCGGCTAAAAGGAACCTGGATGCTGTATCTAAAACAATAGACAGTTCTCTTAATGAATACGGGGCGATGCATCCAGAATGGAATAAAGTTTATCAAGACGCCAATCAAGGTTACGCCGCGATTGCCCAAAGCAAGAAAGTCAGCACAAACATAGCTAGAACAATAAAACAAAACCCACACATAGCATCAGGGACTCTGATTGCCGATCTTTTTCTTGTCCCAAAAATTGCAACTGCGGCCGGGGTTGCTGGAGGAATTTCAGCTGTCAAATCAGTTGAATTGATGAGCAGAATAGCGAAGAGTCCTGTTTTGAGAAAATATTATAGTCAGGCTATAAACGCCGCCATAAAAGAAGATTCTGCGGCTCTTGCAAGGAACCTAGGGAAACTTGATGAAGAAGTTGGGAAATA